CATTGATATTCGCCAGACTATAGTTGAAATGACTTTCTATGAGAGTTTGGATAAACCTTATGTAACTGGCCAGATTGCAGTATCAGATGATGCAGGTTTCTTTGATGCATTACAGTTTAGTGGTACTGAAAGACTTAATATTAAAATGAATACTGAACTGTCTGCAACTGGCGAAACAGAAGAAGTTGTGATGGACAGAAGTTTCTTATTGACTTCTATTGACAATATCGTTAAGTCTGCTGGTTCAGGTAACTCAGCAATCTATGTTTTATCATTTATTGATGAACATGCATTTGTTTCTAAAACAAAAAATGTAAGTCGTGCGGTACGTGATAACTTGACAAAAGAAATACTCAAGTTATGTCAGAATGAAGTGGGTAAGAATGTTGACCTATCATATGCAGGTGAAAGTGTACAGTCAAACTTCAAAGGCGTCATACCTTATATGCACCCACTTGAAGCGGCATCATGGTTGACCAAGAAAGCAACGTCAAAACATGGAATGCCTTTCTTCTTATATGCATCTATTCATGATACTAACTTGCGTTTAGGTAGTTTAGATGTTATGCTACAACAGAATGCATGGAACAGTCAAGTACCGTTTATCTTTTCTCCTGCAAATACTAATGCTCAAGAAGAACAAGGTGACCCAACGTTACAGTACTTTCAAGTTCAAACAATGAAAGCAACTAAACTACAAGACACCATGAAGCAAATGATGGCAGGTGGTATTGGTTCATTGTATACAGTAACAGATTTAGGTAACGGACAGACTACAGCACAGCACTTTAATTTACTTAACTTATTAGAACGTGCTAATGCCGATGGTATCATTAATACAGAAAGACAAAATGTATATGACCCTAACTATCGCACTCCTGTTATTGAAGATATTAATATAGGTGGTGAAGCGATACATGAGACAGACAACGAGATAGTACATAATGTTGTATCTCGTGGAGTGTATGGACTGAAGAAGAGTTTACATGATGAAGTCTCGCCTGAAATGTTTCTTAAAAAGGTAGAGAGTATGGCATATCGTAATGCGATATTCAAGAACTTGATGGACGTGACAGTGCCAGGACCAGGATTTATATCATCGGGCGGTTCAGTTGGTGATAAGATTCGTATCAATGTATTGAATGACAATAACAATTCAAATGATCCTGACCAACTTGACAAATTACGTAGTGGCGACTTTCTTGTTTATAATACAAGACATGTATTTCGTGGAACACGTCATGACGTAGCAATGACAGTATTCAAATTAGAGAGAGGACCTAACATTGATTAGTTACTATGGCGATAAATTTCGTTGGTTTGTTGCTGACGTAGTTGATGCGACTCCACCATATGGATTCGAAGGTCGTGTGCGTATACGTGTACATGGTGTACACAACCCATCTACTCGTGAAGTGAGACAAGATGACTTACCATGGGCGCAGTGTGTACTCCCTACTACAGAAGGCGGTGTATCAGGTATCGGCACAACTCCTAAACTTGAAGCAGGTTCTCTTGTCTTCGGTATGTTCATGGACGGAAAAGAATCTCAAGTACCTATCGTACTTGGTTCACTACCTCGTGTCGAGTATCCCACGCCTATACAGAATTCACTTGCGTATCAAGATTTAATTGAACGTACAGACCCTAATATAGAATTCTATAATCAATCTATTGTCGGTATTGATACCAATGATAGGTCGTTAAACGATGACGGTGAAGGCAATATACTGTTAGAACAAGGTTCAAGACACTATAGACGTGATGTTGCAGTGAGATTCTTTTTATCTAATGGGTATTCAATCAAACAAGCAACTGCACTTGTAGGCGCAATATCTGCTACTAATCCTAATTTTGATACACGTTATGTTAATCAGGGTGGTACTGGTCTACTAGGTTGGTCTGGCACTAGATTCACAAACTTAAAACAGTTCTCGTCAAATTGGTGGTACTTTTCTTCTCAGATTGCATTCATTCTGTATGAACTAAATACGACACATGTAGACGCAAATATTCGTATTCTCAACTCAGATGTTATTGATCCATCTAAAGGCAAGTCACTTGGTAAAATAATAGGTCGTTACTACGCACCTATAGACATTGATTTCACAAGTGAAGTAAAACGTGTCTACGAATTATATGCAAATAAGAAGGTATAAGAATGGCACAATTAAATACTCAGACAATAAATGATTTACTTGCAGGTAAACAAAAGTCAACGTCATTCTTTGATAACGTCAAGACAAAACAAGTTGGCGCATACGAATTATGGGAACTGAATAACAATACTAATCTTGGTGCAGAAGTACTCAAGAATGATGAAGGTTATATCACTGTTACGATACAAGACAATGATGGTCTTGATACTACACGTGGTGTACTCATACAGGTAGGTAATCAGACTATTATCTATCCTGAAGAACCTGAAGGTTTCTATGATATCGATTTGAGTTCTGGTACATTCACTGTTATTGATAGTGACGTGACAGTAGACTTGATTCAATTAGATAGTGTAGGCGAAGCAGTACTTGACAGTGATGAGAATCCAGTTACAGTACCAACAGTCATTGATACAGTTCCAGTTGTAAAGTCAACAGGCACAGATACGCCATCTAAACTACCAGAACTAACAGAATCATTGACAGGTATTATACCACCGGCAGAACCACTTGCAATCATTGCACTGGGTGGTGCGGCAGTATCAGAGATTACAAATACCATCAAAGTTGCAAGTGAACGTAAGAAGTCACTTATGACTGATATTAATGCGGTTGCATCAAGTGCAAGTCTCGATGGTCTTGGGTCTAGTATAACAGAAGGTATTGATAATGTCAAGAGTAAACTTGATGATGTTATCAATAAAGACTTGACGGGTGATATTACAGGTGCTATATCAGCAATAGAAGATGTAGCAACAAGTACAGTCAATGATTTATCAAATGCAATTGATGATGCATTCACAAGTGTTATAAATGAAGTTAATGATGCAGTAACTGGTTTAGTCAATCACTTAACTCCTGACACCACTAGCACAGGTGGTTTCATTCAAAACTTGTTTGAAGACTTGACAGGTGATGTTGGTTCTACACTACAAGGTATTCTAGGTAGTGCTGTTGATTTAAGTAAAGAAGCAATATCTTCAATTATCAATGACGTTATATCTGGCGGTGACATTGATTTATCAAATGCCGCTAAGAGTTTGGCATTACAAGACACTTCTCTTGATAAAAAGTTAAACACGATTATAAGAAACACCGAAGCAACTGACCTTGCTTCATTTAAAAATGGTGTTGTAGCAAAAGCAAAAGCACAAAATATAAAACAAGAAGATATCACTGCATTTGAAAATCTTTATACTGAAATAGAAACAGCATTGAGTACTATAACAACCACTATATCAGGTAAGATAGTATCTGAAGTCGGTGAGTTCTATACAGAAGATACAGACCTTGCAGACTTAATCAAACGTTACATCGGTGCAGATACAAAGACATTTGAATATGTGTCTTCAAAAGAAGAACTTGGTCTAGAATTCTATCGTATGAATCGTTCTATATCAGAAGTTATTATACATGCGACCGAGACATACACAAACTCAAACATTGGTTCTGAAGAGATACACTTACGACATAAAGAAGCAGGTCATGCACAAGGTATTCAATATCACTATGTCATTAGACGTGATGGAAGATTACAACGTGGTATGCCACTTGACCAAGTATCTGATGCATCTAAGATAAGAGGACATGAACAGAATTGTGTTGATATTGCACTTGTAGGTGGTGTTAACGTACCTACTGATGCAGATAATCCACTTGAGAATCTATCTTCACAATCATTCACACAAGTACAGATGAAGACACTTGAACTATTACTTGAGTCATTCTATCAACATATGCCAGGCGGTCAAGTCTTTGGACATAATGAACTTGACGTGAACAATGAAGATCCGTACTTTGATGTAATCTCTTTTGTTGAAAACAAGTTTGGTAAGAAGAGTGTATATACAGACTTACTCACAGAACAATCATTGTCTGCAAAAGACTTAGTTAATAAGAGACCGATATGACAACACAGATAAACAGACAAAGACTTGGTAATAATCCAGCAGTAGAGAATACTGAAGGTGTACCGATTGATGGATTTCAAGATCCAACTGGCGAATATCCTAAACGTGAGTATCACTATGGTTCGTCAATCAATCGTTCTGCACGTGGTCTGAAAGTAGAGAACTTATATCTTGGTGGCGGTTCGATAGGTACTTCACTCAATCTTGAAGACCAAGAACCTTCTAAGTTTCCGTTCAACCAAGTAAAAGAAACTGCGTCTGGTCACATCATCTCATACGATGATACTCCAGGTGGTGAACGTATTCTTATCAAACATCGAAAAGGTGCAGGTGTAGAAGTACGTGCTGATGGTTCTGTTGTTATCTCGGCATTGAACAACAAAGTAGAAGTGACAGGTGGTGACCAAACTGTTATCGTTGAAGGTAACGGTAAGATGGTTTACAATGGCAATCTTAACATCGAAGTAACAGGCGATTTCAATGTTGATGTTGGCGGAGACTACAATGTCAATGTCGATGGTAATGTAAACGAGAAAGTAAGAAAGAACAAAGAAACAACTGTTGGTCTGAATACAAACTATACAACGAAAGGTACTGCATCATACAAGACAGTGGAACATGAAGCACGTGTTGTATTGGGTAACGAAGAACATGTTGTCAAAGGTTACTGGAAGAATAACATTGGTGCAGAAGTAGAGATATTCTCAGGTAATCGTTTCCATGTATCTGCTGAAGAACAGTTTGTGTTATCAGCATTACAAGGTAACATATCTGCAACTGAATTGTCAGTATTAGGAATGAAAGGTGCTATCGGTGGTGAACAAGTAGAGTTTACTGGACCTGTTTATATGGGACCACGTGGCGCGCAACCATTCACATCTGGTGCCGCTTTCTATGGTTCGTTTCATGGTCAAGCACTTGAAGCAATCAAGTCACAATATGCATTCAAGTCTGAACGTGCAAACTCTGCACTTGTCGCACCTAAGAAAGGTAAAGCACAACCAGGCGGTGCACCTCAAGTACCGAAGAATATGGAGAGTCCGACACCTAAGAAACCAGTACCCAAGACTGATGCAGTATCAGGTCTTCTATCTGATGGTCACTTGTCTATTCGTGCAATTGCAATTGACCCAAGTGATGAACTACGTGATGCTATTCTATTACGTGATGACTATGAAGGTCTATATGAAGTCAATCCAACTATAGACGAGATTCGTTCTACATTACGTGATCCTGCAAACATTGCACTTGTAGGCAGTAAGTTAGTTGAAAGACAATTGATTGCATCCGATTATCAATCACCATTACCGCCTAAGACAGGTCGTGTTGCTAAGAAAGAAACATCACCGAGATTTGGTTATATTGCATTGGGTAACTCAGTGAATAATAGAGGAAAACGTTTCAAATGATTATAGTACCAGACCAGAATTATAACCCTAACTTTGTAGATACGATTGACAGTGGCACTAAACTTGCTCCTGGCGTTGCTATCGCAAAGTTCTTGGGTAGTAAAGGCAATCCATCTAGTTTATCAACTATATCCAAGTACAAGACAGACCAAAGTGCACGTCAACAACTTGCACGTAATCTTTATCTACAAGCAGAATTGTTTCGTATGATAAACGGTAACGTTGACTTCTTTAAAGATGTAAGACTTATCGTAGTAGAAGGTGTCTATCGAGGTGGTCCAACTGAAACTGTTGCGGGCGAGAATGACCTTAAACAGAAAGGTCAGTTCGTCGTGTATCGTGTAGTAGATGAGAATGGTGATGTTGATTACGAACGTACATTCGATTTAGCAGAGTATTGGAAAGACTATGCAAACTATGACAAACTTATTCTAGAGTATGATAAGTGGAGCACAGATGGTGTATTGAATGCACAAGTCGCAATTCAAATGCCTGAAGTACCTGACACGTTTGATGTATCGTTTTCAAAAGAAGTTGAAACACGTTATAATGGTCAACTGTTTAGTAAGAATGAACTGGTAGAAGTTCTTGCGAATTAGTATAAATAGAATTAGTATATTTTTAGGAAGATAAAATGGCATCTCGTGTATTTTCTGTAGAAGATGGTAATCTATCTGGACAGACCACAGTAAAGACAACTCAGAATCGTGAGTATATCGACTTAGACCTTGCATTTACACCAAAGGGTTCGGGCGATATCTACAAGAAGACTAGTTCGGCATCTGTCAAACAAGCATTGAAACTATTGCTTATGACTAACCGCACAGAGAAACCTTTTGCTCCTTTCTTTGGTGCTAACTTGCAAGAGTTATTATTTGAACTGGCAGACAATCAAACTGCAACTGAAGTTCAATTCGCAATACGTGAAAACATTCGTGTATTCGAACCACGTATCGACCATACTAGTCTTGATATAAGAACAAGTATGTCACTCGATAATAACATGATGACTATAACAATTATTTTCACTATTGTCAACTCAAACGAGACAGTAGAGTTCACAACAAGACTGAATAGGTTACGATAATGGCAACTACTATTAATTCATCTTCATTAGATTTTGAAGCAATCAAGAATAATCTGAAGACTTACTTGGAACAACAAGTCGAGTTTAAAGATTATGACTTTGACGCGGCAGGTTTATCTAACCTATTAGATGTTCTTGCGTACAACACACATATGAACGCATTGACTGCAAACTTCGCATTAAACGAAAGTTTCTTGTCTACATCTCAACTACGTAGTTCGGTAGTATCACATGCAGAGACATTAGGTTATATTCCTGCATCTCGTACTGCCGCGCAAGCAAGTGTTAATTTATCATTCAATATTGGTATTGACCAAGATGATGTACCAGAAAAGTTACAGATTGCATCTGGTTATAAATTCACATCTTCGGTTGATGATGCGACATATACTTTCCAGACTCAGCAGTTAATCGAAGCAACTAACGACGGCAACAACTTCTTCCAGTTTCAGACATTAGAAGGCGACACAAACATTCCACTCAAAGAAGGTATTGCAAAAACTAAGACTTTCTTTGCTGGCGAAGATGGTGAGAATGCAATCTATATAATCCCTGATAAGAACTTGGATAGACAAACTGCTGTTATTAAAATCTTTGAGAGTGCAACTTCTACGGACTTCACTACGTATATCAATCTTGAGACTGCAACTAACATTACACCTACAACTCCTGCGTATATTCTAAAAGAAGCACCAAATGGTTACTTTGAATTAACGTTCGGTAATGGTTCTACTCTTGGTGCAGTACCACGTGCTGGTACTAAAATTACTGTAGAGTATCTATCTGTTGCTGGCGCACCTGCGAACGGTGCACGTATCTTCGAACCAGTTGATACAGTAGAAGTTACTGAACCTGCAAGTGGTATTGGTCTTGAACGTTTACCTGTTGTTTCTACAACAAGTCGTTCTGCTGGTGGCGCAGAGAAAGAAACACTTGACAGTGTTCGACGTAATGCACCATTCAGATATGCTACACAGAATCGTATGGTAACACACGTTGACTATGCAAACTTAGTTAAACGTGAGTACGGAACACTGATTGACGATATCATTGCATGGGGTGGAGAAGATAATGACGTACCTGTTTTCGGTACTGCTTTCTTATCTATCGAATTCAATGATGATGTTAGTGCAACTTTAAAGAAAACGACTAAAGATAATATTCGTGTACTTGTCGACCAACTATCAATTGCATCATTTGGTCTTGAGTTTACGGACCCAGTAGAAACATTTGTCGAAGTTAACTTGTTCTTCCAGTACAATCCAGATTATACTAACTTATCAATCAATGCGTTACAAGAACAAGTACGTACTGTAATGACTCAATACTTTAGCGATAACACAGGTAAGTTTGGTCAAGCATTCAGACGTTCACAACTTCTTGCATTGGTAGATGATACAAGTAATGCGATACTATCATCTCGTGCTGATATTAAGATGCAACAACGAGTAAGTGCAACTAACGTAGCAGGTGACTACACACTTACTTTCCCAGTTGGGATTGCATCGCCAGATGACGTAAATAGAATTATTGAAACAGAAACATTCGTGTTTAATGGAGTGACTTGTTCAATTAAGAATCAGTTGAAGACGGATCAATTATCAGGTAACAAGTTACAGATTATTGTAAACGAGACTGGTGCAGTTGCCGCAGGTGGCGATAATATTGGTTCATTCGATGCAGGTGCTGGCACAGTCTCATTTGTAGGTCTTAAATTAGATACAGCAAAAACAATTAAAGTATCTGCTGTTCCTGCGAATCAAAGTAATATCGTACCAGTTCGTGAATACATACTTAATATCGATAATACACGTTTGAACGCAAAAGGTCTATCTACTACAGCGAGTAACTAATGTCAATATTTGATAAAACATTAAAAGACACTAAGAGACGGGATATCAACCTGAATGAATATCAGGTTGCTTCTACGTTGCCGTCTTACATTCAGTCAGAGTTTCCTAAGTTTGTCTCGTTTTTAGAAGAATATTTTAAGTTCGAAGAACAGAACTCATCTACAACTCGTTTTCTACAAGACATGTTTGAAACACGTGATATCTCACAGACAGACATTGACTTACTTACATACTTTGAAGATGAGTTTCTATTAGGCGAGAACTACTTTCAAGGATTTGCTGATAAGAGAACTGCCGTAAAGTATTCAAGTTACTTGTATCGTTCAAAAGGTACGAAGTATAGTATACAACAGTTCTTCAAAACATTCTTTGATATAGAACCAGACATCGTTTACACAAAACAATATATCTTTACGCTTCAAGATTCAAGCGGTGATGGTTCTCAAGTAGGTGCAGAGAGTGCACGTTACTTGACAGATAACAAATTGTATCAGACGTATGCGATACAAGTACGTTCAGAACTATCAGTAGCACAGTGGCGTGATGCGTATAAACTTATTGCTCACCCTGCTGGTATGTATCTTGGTGGTCTAACACAGATTGTTGGTACAGCATCTATTGATGGTCTACAGTATGACCCAGGCGAAGCAATCAAACCACCAATTGTTGCAGAAGGTACTGCGTCTTTCAATGGACTTGGTTTCTCACAACATACCGCATTATTCTCAATCAATAACCCAACAGATCCAACAGGAGAAGTTGTGAAGTTTAGAACAAACATGGGTAGTGTACACGACTATCCTAATCCAGGCGGTAATGACATTAACGACGTTGCTGACTTAACTGTTGACCAATTAGATAGATTGTACTCAAGTACAGCAGAATATCTAACTCCTGATTCACCAACTCTTGATGATGATTCAGATGGTTCAACACAATACGCTGGTTTCGATATCTCAAGTACAGAGACAATCGACCAAGAAATATTTTCATGGAACCCTATGGTTTCTCGTATTGATTCTGACAATCCTCAGTTACTTGATAGTGATGGTATTACACTATTACCAGTCGGTGATTCTGATTCAGAAATTTCATTACGTGAGATAATAGATGGTGGTTATTAGTATAAATACTAACATATAATCTTTAGGTAAAAGAAATGACTAGACAAGTATTAAATAGAGGTACAATTGCAAATGACGGTACGGGCGATACGCTTCGTACCGCTTCGTTAAAGATTGAACAGAACTTCCAAGAAATCTACAATAAGTTGGGCGACGGTTCTGTTCTTATGTCTTTACTCGACTTTGATTCAGACGCAATCGTATTCGAAGGTAGAACAGCAGATAACTTTGAGACACGTTTACGTGCAGTTGATCCGACTCAAGACCGTGAAGTTTACATTCCAAACTATGGTGGTGAACTTGTCATGGATTCTGCTACTCAGACTCTTGCAAATAAGACTTTGACTAGTCCAATTATAACTATGCCACAGATTAGTGATGTTGATGGTGCACATAACTACATATTTGCAGTAAACGAATTAGCGGCAGAACGTACTATCACATTACCTTTACTTGCTGATGATGATGAGTTTACATTCAACTCACACACTCAAACACTTGCAAATAAAACGATTCAAGGTCCAACTATAAATAGTCCTATCATCGGTGATGAGATTAGAGATAGTTCAGGTAACGAATTAATCGTATTCACTGGTAATGGTTCTGCTGTTAACTATGTGAATATAGAGAACACTAACACAGGTGTTCCAGTTATCATTCAAGGTGCAGGTGAAGCAAATACATCATTATCGTTACAGGGTACAGGTAACGGTGGTGTTAGAATCAATTCACGTCTTGCATTAAAGACTCAAGGATTGAACTCAGCAGGAACAGTAAGTGCAGGTGACCCAGTTACATTATTTAATAACGCATCTCCTGCAACTCACACATTAGCAAATGGTACAACCAGTGTTAACGGTGAGATTAAGTACCTTGTAAACAAAGGTGCAGGAACACAGACAATCAACGAGACAGGCAATAACATTGCCGCATACTCAAGTATTACAATGACACAAAACGATGCAGTAACTTTATTGTGGTTTGGTTCTCAGTGGATTGTAGTAAATAATCAAGGCGCAACCTTAAACGTGTAGGATAGATAAATGCCAGTAATTACCGATCAATTTAAAAAACAAGTGCTTGACGATATCATTGATGATTTCAATGACTCGGCAAGTTCACGATATTATGCCGCAATCGGTAGGTCTGATGATTGGAACGACAGTGACGTTGCAACAGTACCTACAAACGATGCGTTAAGTGCTAAACGTGCAAGACATTCAATGCAAGCATTAAAACTCATTGAAGATATCTCGTATGTTATTCCGAGACGTTCTTGGGTTGCTAACTTAATTTACTCACCATATGACGACAATGATGTTGGTTTTCCAGAGAACCCGTTCTATATAATCAACCAAAATAATGAAGTATATATTTGTTTAGAACAGGGTAAGAAACAAGATGGTTCTTCTGAATTATCTACTGTTCAACCTACTGGTAATACCGAAGGTTCTCCATTCCGTACATCTGATGGTTATACTTGGAAGTTCTTATACTCTATCGGTGCACTTCGTGGTGATAAGTTCATCTCTTCTGCATATATGCCAGTACGTTATGTTGCATCAACTGATTCAAACTCACCTGCTGAAGATTTACAGCAAGAGATTGTACAGAACAATGCAATCAAAGGTCAGATTGTTGGATATAAAGTAACTAACGGTGGTTCTGGTTATACATCTAGTCCTTCAGTATCTATTGTAGGTAATGGACAGAATGCACGTGCATATGCTGTTCGTGCAGGTGATGCAATCGTAGATGTGAAAGTAGTAGCAGACTCAGCAGGTAACTCAGGTGCTTCTTACTTCGGTCAGAACTATGACTATGCAAATGTTGTCATTACTGGCGGTGGCGGTGACTCATGTTCAGTACGCCCTATCATTGCAATCAATCCATCTGGTATAGGTTCTAATCCAGTTATTGACTTGAAAGCAAATGGTGTAATGTTCAATACTAAACCAGATGGTGAAGAAGAAGGTGATTTTTTCTCAGGCGATGAGATATTCAGACAAGTATTGTTACTACGTAATCCTAAAGTAGATAGTGCAGATGGTACTAATCTTACATCCACTACCGCTCGTGCACTTAGACGTATTATAACAGATGGCAGTGCGTTTGTCAAGGCAAATGTTCAAAAATCTCAAATACAAGGTGTTACTTCTGGTGCAGTCGCAGTCATTGATAATACTAATGATTCATCTAATGTCTGGTATCATCAAACAGAGACTACAGGTTTTACTGCATTTGAAGTTGGTGAAGAAGTTCAAGTAGTAGGTAATACTGGTATCAACGGTACGATACTAAGTCTTGATAGTGCAGAGATAAATCCTTACACTGGGGATCTGCTATATATTGATAATCGTTCTGCTGTTACACGTTCTGCTGACCAGCAAGAAGACTTAAAAATCGTAATCACTATCTAGGAAAATAGAAATGCCAAAGACTTTTACTAATCAATCATTCTCTTCAACGTATAAAGACGATTGGAAAGATAGTGACCATTATAACCGCATACTGTTTAATCCAGGACGTGCGTTACAAGCACGTGAACTTACTCAGATGCAAACCATCATTCAAGAAGGTATTCGTAAGTTTGCGAATAACATCTATCAGAAAGATGGTGTTCCAATCAAGACTGGTGGTATCTCAGTAAACAATGCAGTCTCTTTCATTAAGATTGCACTCGACACTAACAATAAATTTGATGATGTGACTTCACTAGTCGGTGTTGAATTAACTGGTCAATCAAGTTCAATTAAAGTTAAAGTAACAAAAGCAGTTGCGGCAGAGAATGGTGATCCTGATACATTATATGTACAGTATCTTGATGATCCTACTACTCGTACTCCTTATGCCACATACAATAGTCCAAGTTATGTAACTCCGGGTGAAGTATTATCTAACGGTTCTGACATTAACATGACCGTTCAAACAATCAATACAAGTGTTAACCCTGCGATTGGTTTTGGTTCTCAGATAGAGATTGGTGATTCTAATTTCTATGCAAATGGTCACTTTATCTTTGCTGAAAGACAAACTATCTTCTTGAATAAGTACAAGGGATATCAAACAGCAAACATAGGATTTAAAATCGTACAAGATATTGTAACTGTATCTGATACAGATGCATTGTATGATAACACTAACGCAACTCCTAATCGTGCATCTCCAGGTGCTGACCGCTATCGAATTCGATTGATTTTAACAAAGCAATCTGATATAGTTTCGGGCGATACTTACATTCACTATTGTAAGATTCAAGCAGGTAAACTTGTTGAACAGTCTACTGCGTCTGACGAAGGTTTTAACTCAGTTAAAACATTTGTTAACAAACGTATCAAAGAAATCAATGGCGACTTTATCAAGAAGTACTGGAAGTTACGTGTTGATATTAACGGCACAAATACTTCAAGTGACTTGATGCTACGTGTAGACCCAGGCATTGCATACATTCAAGGTAATCGTGTAGAGACTTCTCATACTCAATATCTTCCTTTACGTAAAGCAACTGATACAATTGTACGTGATGATCCTCAAGAACAAATTGGTATTGACTACGGCAACTTCTACTACTTTGATAGTGGTGTTGGTATGCTTGATATCGATACTTGCGAAACTGTAAACTTATATGCGGGTTATGACGGTGCTGATTCAGTAATCGGTACTGCAAACATTCGTGCAATCACAGAAGGTAGCAGTAACAATCGTGTCGGTGGTTACACTTACGAACGTATTCCTGCTTACAAAGCACACTTATTCAACGTGTTCCGTAACAACTTTAATTACTCGTTACGTGATGTTAAATCTATTAAATCTTCAAGTAATACTCACTTAGTTAACTTAGTACCTGTAGAAAATAACATTGGTGCTATCTTGCACGAACCAAAGAACAATGCATTGATTGTTGATACTCCACTAAGACGTCCTAAGTCTTTCACTAATGTCACTATGACTTTTATGAAGAAGTATAACTTCACTGCAACAAGCGGAACTTCTCACACATTAACTCTTACCGATGCAGGTGAGACTTTTGTTCGTGAATCTGATGTAATCGTTGCGTCCGCTACAGAGTTCGCACCATCTGGTGTAACCACTTCTATTCAATCTGGTAACAAAGATATAGTGTTCTCAAGTCTTACAAATGGCGTTGCTTATGAAGTAATCACATTTGTTAAGAAAACAAACTCAACTGTTAAAACTAAGACACTTGAAGAAACAACTGTAACAACTACACTTGATTCTGATGGTCAAGGCATCAAGTACATCAACTTAGGTAAGTCTGATATCTACTCAGTAGAACGTATTCGTGCAACTGATTCTGACGGTGCTGATATCTTTGGTAACTTCTTATTTGATGCTGGTGCACGTACTACACACTATGATGACGGTAAGTTAATCTGGACTCGTGGTGGTATTTCAAGTGAGTCTGAAAACGTATTTGTACGATTCAAATACTTCTCACATTCTGCTAACGGTGAGTTCTTTGCTGTTAACTCATATGACGGTCAAGTAGATTACTTGAAGATTCCTGCGCAGAACTTGAAAGATGGCGACAAAGTATCATTACGTGATGTAATCGATTTACGTCCTGCAACTGATGGTTCTGGTGACTTCTCAGGCGGTACAGTATTTGGTTTACCAACTCCAACTGATACAATCACAAGTGACGCAGAGTATTACTTACCGCGTAAAGATAAGTTAATCATTACTAAGAACGGTGAGTTACAATTAAAACAAGGTTCTCCGTCTCTTAACCCTAAGTATCCAGAAACTGGTGCTGACGCATTAGAGTTATATAAGATTAGTCTTAACCCTAACACTATGCACTCACAAGATTTAGAGACTACATTGATTCCTAAGAAAGGATATACAATGGCAGATATCTCACGTCTTGAAGAGAAGTTAGATAAAGTAGAAGAAATGGCAACATTATCTTTACTTGAACTCAACACTAAATTCTTAGACGTACTTGATTCAGCAGGTAACAATCGTACTAAGTCTGGTTTCTTTGTTGACAACTTCAAAGACCACCAGTTCTCAGATACACGTAGTCCAGAATATCGTGCGGCAATTGATAAGAGAAACTTATTCTTAAAACCAACGTTTGTTGAAGATTGTGTTGATTTATACTACGATAGTGTAAACTCTAACCAATTACGTACAGTCAAGAAAGCAGACTATGTAATGCTTGACTATAACGAGATTGCATATGAAGCACAAGATTTAGCATCTAGCACAGAAAACCTTGCTCCATTCTACAACCCACAAACTATTGGTCGTCTGGAAATGTCTCCAGAAACTGACGTATGGTTTGAAACTGAACTTGTAGGCGAGACTGTAACAGGTAAGAAAACTAAGTTTGACCTTAATCACGCATTGAACTGGAACAACTCGGAGAATGAGTGGTTCGGTTTAGATCCGTCTTCATTAGAAGTTGGTGAAGCATCTGGTTTTCAAACTGGTACATCAACAAGTGTTGCTCATAACTCAAAAGATCCAGTTCTTATCGGTACTGTCAAGACTGAAGAGTTAGGCGAATGGGTAGAAACAAGTTCTGTTACTAATTCAGAAACACTATACACTGAAACAGTTGAATTATCAAGAACACGTAAAGAAGAAGTTTCTCGTTCTGTTATCGACTCTGGTTATTATATTGAAGATGTAAATGCAGATTGGTTTAACGGTAGTTATGGAGATGGCGGCCGTGATGCATATGGAACCAACTACAATTATGTGCCTTACGGTTCATACGGTTATAGTTTTTTACCAGCATACACTGAAATACCTTACGATACAGTAGAAGTAACAACTGACCTATATGATGTAGTAACTGCTGAAACTCGTTCTTCTGTCAACACTATCAATACTTCTACTTACGAAGCAACTAAGACAATCAGTACAGAGAATACTTACGAAGGTACAGCAGAGATTGTTACTACAACAACAACTGCAAATACTGTTAACCGTATTGCAAGTGCTTCTACTATTCGTGACATTGTTGGTGAGAGAGTCATTGATGTATCGGTCATTCCTTTCATGCGTTCAATTGAGATTCGTTTCAAAGCAGAAGGTCTACGTCCTAATACTCAATACTTTCCATTCTTTGATGGTGCTTCAGTAGCAAGTTTCTGTAGAGAAGAGACTAAGTATCAAACTGTATCTGAACTTAACCGTATCAATGCGGCAGGTGAGAATGATAATGAAGGTACTCAACGTACTACACAACAACACTCAAAAGGTCGTACTGACTTAATTTCTGACGCAGAAGGTACAGTAGTTGGATCATTCGAAGTACCAAACAACGTATCAATGCGTTTTGCAACTGGTGCAAGAATGTTTGCATTACTTGATGTAACTGTACATAACTTCCAAGCGGCATTGTCATACGCACGTGCACGTTTCGTATCAGCAGGTACACTTGAGAAAGTAGAGAATGAAGTACAAGTTACTCGTTTACTTAAAGTTGTTGGTGAGAACTTCAACGAAGTTGACCGTGACGTAAACGTCGAACGTACAGTTTGGACAGAAACACTAATCGATACTGAAGTTGCAACTGATGTTAAATCTACATCAAGTGTTTCAACTATTATTGGCGATACTACTACAACAAATGAGTTTGTAGGTACAGACGTTACATACGAAGAAGTATATGGTACTGCTATCACTCCAGTCAATCATGTTACTGAAACAACAACTACTACGCCTCCAGGCGGTACTACTGAAGTTGAAGATGTAGCAGAAACTACTACGCAATATGTACCTACAACATATGATGAACTTGGTAGTGCTTATGATAATGACATTTTCTTCTACATGGATCCAATAGCACAGACGTTTATGGTTAAAGAAGAGAGTGGTGTATTCTTAACGACTGTTCGTAGTTACTTTGCTACTAAGTCAAGTTCTGCTCCAGTCTTTTGTGAGATTCGTCCTACAGTAAATGGTGTTCCATCTGCTACTAAGATTCTTGCAACTAAGAAGTTATCACCTAGTCAGGTATCAACTGTACCGTCTAACCCAACTAACAAGTCAATGTTACAGAATGGTACAGACTTTACATTTGATGCTCCAGTGTATCTTTCACGTGGTGAGTATGCAATCGTATTACGTCCAGGTAACAACAACCCTGACTATAATGTATATGTCGGTACTGTTGGTGAACATCAACTTGGTTCTACTGAATCATTTATTTCACAACAACCAACACTTGGTGGATTCTTTAAGTCACAGAATGGTAAACTTTGGGAACCATCATCTGGTCAAGATTTAGCATACAAGATTTCTGTTGCTAAGTTCGAGACTTCAGGTAATGCAATTCTTGAAAATGTAAACGTACCACCTGTTGCATTGGCAACTGACCCACTACGTGCCGAATCAGGTTCTGATATAGTTCGTGTGTTATTACGCGGTCATGGTTTACGTGATGGTGATAAGACTTGGATTCGTGGTATTGATTCTGCAACTGACTTCGGTAACGGTTTAACTGGTGCTGACGTAAACGGTGTACGTACTGTAATCGATTACGATAATGCAGGTTATACATTCCAAGCAAGTTCAAGTGCAACTGGTGATATTTGGTTCGGTGGTAAGTCTGTTACTTCTCAACGTAATGTGAACTTTGAAATCTTACGTCCAGAATTAAACTTGACTCAACCTAATCAAACTGATGTTACATTATCAATCAAAACTGCGACTCAACAATCTCTTGCAGGTTCTGAAACTCGTTTCACTAAAGACAGTAAGTATCAGATTATCGAGAATGGTCGTAACAACAAGTTCCCGACTGCTCGTGCAATCTATAACAGAAAGACAGAGAATCTAACTGGTGCAGGTAAACTTGCAGGTGAACGTTCTGCTACTATGCAGGTCACTATGAAGACGACTAACCCGTTTGTGTCGCCTATTCTTGATTTACAACGTGCTACACTTAACTGCGTACACACATTGATTTCAAGACAAGATAGTTCGGCAACTGATGGATTCAACGTACCACTTACTTATGTCGGTGAACGTAACCCTCAGAATGGTACTGAATCTGCGAAGCATGTAACTACTGTCACTACTCTTACAGAAGAGGCAGTTGGTTTGAAAGTCTTACTTTCTGCGAATAAACCTCCACAAGCAGACTTCCAGTTATACTACAGAACTGCAAGTGAAGGTGATGTTATTCGTAAGTCTGCATGGACTGAAATTACTGCGGAGAACAATCTACAGTCTGACACTAACCCTAACGTATTCAGAGAGTATCGTTACTTAGTTGGTGGCGACGGTGGTGTTGCACGTCCATTCACTCAATTCCAATTGAAGATTGTAATGCGTTCAACAAGTTCTGCACATGTACCAACATTCAGAGACTTGAGAGCAATTGCATTAGCGGTATAATATGAAAAAGAATTTGAGACTTACGCAAGTAGAAGATGAACCAAATTGGGCCCGAGATGAAAACTCGGGTGCCATTTTGAATATAAATAAAGATGAAATTAGAATTGCGAAAGAACGTAAGAAATTGCGATTACAGAAAGCAAGAGAAGAAAAGAATCTGAAGGCAAAGGTTGACAAATTAGAAAATGATATCAGTGATATTAAATCTTTACTTTCCCAACTAGCAGAGAGACTATAGATGGCACGTCCTTTTACTAAAATGTCCGACTCGTTCAAAGTTCTAAGAGACAATCTAAATATAGTCTCTTATAACGTTGGCGACCCACAAGACTTACTCACGCATGGTGACAGTGATGTTGTCATGGCAATTAACGAACTTGAACGTGTGTTTGATGCTTCTGCTGGTGAAATTATCTATCCTACAGGTAATGCACTTCAAGGCGAAACTCAGACTCGTTTACTAATCAGCACTAATCAAAACAGCGGAACAGACATTATCTTAAATGCAGGTAATGATATCCGTTTCGATGCTGTTGGTGATATTACATTAGATGCAGGTGGTGCGAACATCAACTTTGATGATGATTCGGTATCACGTATCGCATTCACCCTTGGTACTACAAACACTGTAGGTGTAACTGGTATACTCGACCTTGACGTATCATCTAACTTAGATGTTGACGTAAATGGTAACACTACAGTAACATCTACTGGTTCTACTACTATCGAAACATCTGGTGGCGATTTCTCAGTTGATGCTTCGGGAGATATTATTCTTGATGCTGATGGTGGTAATGTCACAATCAAAGATGGCGGTGTCGTCGAATATGACTTTGCAACTGATGGTACAATTAGTCGCACAGGAGACTTGACATTTGACATTTCTGGTAGTATAATAGTAGATGCAGACGCGGGGAGCATTACATACAAAGATGGTGGTACTCCTCGTATTGCATATTCGATGGGTACTACGAATGAAGTTGATGTAACTGGTAACTTAACATACGATGTATCGGAAGATATTAAACTTGATGCAGGTGGTGCTAATATCGACTTTGATGTTGATGGTACTACTCGTATTGGATATGCACTTGGTACAACTAATACAACAACTGTTACTGGTAATCTAACTGAAAATGTATCGGGCGCATATATCGGTACATCTAATAACTATCAACACACTGCAACAGGTACTTATGATATCACATCTACTAGTACTTATAGCACAACTACCTTAGCACAAACACACAACGTAACTGGCGACTTTACTGTAGATGCATCTGGAGACATTATCCTTGATGCTGATGGTTCTGACATTTATTTGAAAGACGGCGGCACAATTCGTTTCACTTATAACTTAGGTACAACAAACGAAGTTGATGTTGTTGGTAATCTTGTATGGGATGTAACTGGCGATATCGTATTAGATGCTGACGGTGGAGACATTGACTTTAAAGATGACGGTGAAACACGTTTTGCATTTGGTCTATCTGCTATCAATACACTTGATATTACTGGCGCATTAAATCAAACTATCTCTAATCTTTATACATTAGATGTTAGTGGCGACCATACAGATAGTGCAGACGGTATTCGTATTATCAATGCAACTGATGGACTTACTTTCGAAACAACACATGGTCCACTAGCAATCACAGCAAGTGGAAATGGTACTGTTGCAGTAGGTGGTAATTACTTAGTAGATGTAGAAGGAAACTTCTCAGTTGATGCCGAAGGTGATATTAACCTTGATGCAAACGGTGCTGACATTGTATTCAAGAAAGGCGGTACTACTAAACTTCATTTCAATCTTGATAGTGACCAAACTATCGAAGCAACTAATAGTTTAATACTTGATGCTGATGCAGACATTACACTTGAAGCAAATGGCAAAGATATTAACTTCAACGATGGTTCTCAGAACAACTTTGTATTCAACTTAGGTACAAACCAAGAAGTAGATGTTGTTGGTGACTTAACATTAGACGTTGCAGGCGATATCAACTTAGACGCAGATGGCGGTCAAGTAAGATTCAAAGACGCAACTGCTGATAGACTCGTTTTCAATATGAGTGCAGGCAATCAAGAAGTTGACGTGACTGGTGATTTAACACTGGACATTGCCGATGATATGGTTGTTGATGTTGCCGGTGGTGATATCGATTATAAAGTTGCGGGCACAACTCATATTGCTGTTGGTCTTGGTACAAGTAACACTATCGACCATACTGGTAACTTAACAGAAACTACTTCTGGTAATTACTCTGACAGTGCAAGTGGCACGTATCATATTGGTGCGACTGGCGCAACTGACATTCAAACTTCGGGTACATTCCAAACTAAGTCTGCCTCTCAGACTCATACTGTTGCAGGTGACTTCACAGTAGATGCAAGTGGTGACATTGTTCTTGATGTTGACGGAGATGATATCTTCTTCAAACAAGCAGGTGTTACACGCATTACATACAACTTAGGAACCAATCAAGAAATTGATGTTGTTGGTAACTTAACGTATGACGTAGCAGGTGACATTACGCTTGATGCAGATGGCGGTAATGTATTTATCAAAGATGCAGGAACTACTAACTTTGAGTTTATATCTGGTACGAATAAAGAAATAGATATTCCGTCAGGTAACTTGACAATTGACGTTGCAAGTGATATAATCTTAGATGCTGGTGGCGCAGATGTGGATATGCAAGTTGCAGGTACATCTAGACTTAAACATACTCTAGGTACTACTAACACTATAACTGCAAATGGTAACTATGTTGTCGATGCAAGTGGTGATATTACGTTAGATGCCGCTGGTACAGATATTAATTTTGCTGATGGTACTGCTACACGTATCGTATACAATCTAGGCGCAAACCAAGAAATTGATTATACTGGTTCTCTTACTCAAGACATTGGTGGCGATTTAACTATTGATGTCGATGGCGGTGACATATATCTGAAAGATAATGGTACACAGTTTGGTCGTTTACAGAACTCAAGTAACCAATTAGATATCTACTCAGGTTCTACACTTGCAATCGAAATGGATGCAAGTAAAGTAGAGATTCATGGTCGTGCTTTCTATACTGATGAAGATTTAGATACAACTGCACAAGATGTTGCGGGTTCTCTAAATGAACTACACACAGATGTTATAAATAATGACAGTGATATTGCAGAATTAGATTCACGTGTAGGTAAACTATACGATTTAGATTCTAGTACTACTCGTAGTTTCTTCGACAGTGACGGGACTAACGGAAATATCGTAAAAGCATTAAATGAGTTAGCAAGACGTGCCGTAGCAATCTATGATGAGAACGGTACTCTTCTGAACTAAAGGAAGATAAATGTCAGACAATAAGACATTACCGTTAAAACTTCGAGATAGTGACGGTGGTTTACAACAGATAAATGCAACGGAGAAAAACTTCGTTGCATATCTCGCTGGACTTCAACTCGCACAAGCAGATAGCGACGATGTAGGATTGTTGTCGCTTACTTCTGCGGGCAATCTTGCAATTGGTTCATTAACAGATACATTCTACCCTGCTTCGACAGGTGTACACCCATACGAATCTGGGAGTGTAACTACAACCACAACTACAGTATATTCTAATCAAGGTACTGCACTTGAGAATGATAGTGACTGGCGTAAACCTATTGCTCATTATCAAAACAATATCTATGAATTATCTGACGCTGATTTAGATACTTTTACAGACCAAATCAATAGTCGTATTGCAACATCTGAATATCCTGGAGCATTACGATTATCATCTTCTGCGCCATCTTCCGAATGGGATATTTTAATTCCTAATGTATTGCAAGATAAAGAAGGTGACTCAGATACTGGAGCAGGTAATATCTTGTCATCGTATCACATCTGGCGTAGAACATCAATGTCAGCACCTAATCCAATCAAAGATTGGAAAGGTGGCGTATCATCTCTTATGGGTATTAAGAGAAGTGGTGGTGACACTGGTGATTATCAAGGTCTTACTAAGTTAACGAACAGGCAGATTCAAGAAACCATTGGTCAACGTGCCAAGACTCGTCGTGCAGTAAATGGTAACATCGGTTCTTACTTAATTCGTTCTGGTACACAAGGCGCACCAACTGACACAGGTACTTGGTCATCTCGCGGTACTGCAATTAATACTATTCGTGATATTGTTGGTGTTGACTATACACGTGTTCGTCCAAGTGCATATACACGTAATAGAAATTCTAATTATACTCGTATATCAACAAGAACGACTTCGCAAGACTTCGCTGGTAATTATACTGGAAACTATACTCGTGATTTTACGGGTAACTATAATAGAGCATTTGCTGGTAATTATAGTCGTGTGTTTACAGGTAATTATAATAGAACATTTACTGGTAATTACGCACGTAACTATACACGTACCCGTAATTCAGGTTATACAAGAAACTTTGCGGGTAATTATGCAAGAGCATACATTGGTAATTATAGTCGTGATTTTACTGGCAATTTCTCAAGAGACTTCTCACGTACATCAACTCGTACTCGTGTAAGCGCCTTCGCTGGTAACTTTATTGGTGACTTTACAGGCAACTACTCTAGAGAATATGTAGGTACGTATACAGGCGACTTCGCTGGTAACTTTATTGGTGAATATACACGTATCTCAAACAGAACACGTGTGTCAAACTATACACGTATTTCAGCAAGAATAAGATATTCAATTTATTCTCGTGACTTTGTTGGTGAATATAGTCGGGAAAGTAGTCGTATTAGATATTCAAGTTATTCTCGTGACTTTACTATAGGATATAGTCGTATCTTTATTCGTTCAGAATACGTAGGCAATTACTCACGTAACTATACACGTGACCGTAGTTCAAGTTATTCTCGTGACTTCGCTGGCGAATACACTCGTTTCTTTATTCGTCAAGAATACGTAGGCAATTACTCGCGTGTCTATGTTGGAGATTATGTAGGTTGGAACGACCCAGCATATTATACTGGTGTTGATCAAGGATTGACATTTTCTGATCCTGCTATTAATTTTGTTGAATGGCAAGTTCAATTATATGATAACGCATCACCGGCCGCAACGATTATATTATATTGGGTAGAAAATGATTATAATGACTATAACAATTACGAGGTTAACTATGACACCCATGCTGAAGCACTGGCAGTAACACAATTAACAATGAATGGTGTGAATTATAGAAGAGGTGCTCAACTTTCATCTTATTTTGATGGTTATGAGACTTTTAATTTTTATAAAATTGAACGAGAACTAACCTATGTAGGAAATTATACAAGAAACTTTACTCGTTCAAGATTTAGTACTGGTGTAACAGGAGACTTTACAGGTAATTATAGTCGTGTCTTTACACGTGACCGTAGTTCAAGTTATTCTCGTGACTTCGCTGGCGAATATAGTCGTGTCTTTGTAAGAAGTAGATTCGAAGGCGATGTTGCAAATCCTGTGGCAGACTACATAGGTAACTATACTGGTACCTTTACTCGTTCTCGTGCATCTAACTATTCACGTGGATTCGGTGGTCAGTTCACTGGTGACTATATTGGTGAATATTCTGGTGGTTTTTCAAGAGACTTCGCTGGTGATTACACTGGTGATTATTCTCGTGACTTCGCTGGTGAATACGTTGGTGATTATGCTCGTTTACGTACAAGAACCTCTACACGTGATGACCTTGAAGCATATAGTCGTGCCTTTACACGTAATACTTTTAGAGACTCTGTAGGGAATTACTCAAGAGATTACGCTGGAGATTTCGTAGGAGAATACTCACGTAACTATACACGTACACGTAATTCAATTTATGCGGGCAATTACTCACGTAACTTTACTCGCACACGTGTATCAAATTATACAAGAGATTTTGCTGGTAATTACTCGCGTGTCTTTACTCGTGGTCGTGTTTCAAGTTATACTAGACTTAGAACATCTGCGTATACAAGAGACCGTAGTTCAGCATATACAAGAGAACGTACCTCTACATATAGTGCTGATTACACACGTACACGTAATTCAACATATGCAGGAGATTATACAGGTGAATACGCAAGAAATTTCGTTGGTAATTATTCACGCAATTTCATTGGTAATTATGTATCTGGTACAATTCAACCTACATCATCAAATGTAGAAACTTATACGTTGTATGTAAGAACGTCATAATTAATTCTTTATAAATAAACGTATAAGTTTTTAGAATAGAGAAGTGATTAGTGGCGGCATCAAACATACCATTAAAGTTATATAACGCACAGGGCGATATGCAGGAAATGACTCCGACAGAGGAGAATTATCTTGCATATCTCGCTGGTATCCAACTCAAAAATAGTAGTGGTTCAGACGCAGGTGATATTACAACATCTTCTTCTGGTGCTGTTTCTATTGGTGCATTCACCGATACTTACTATAACGAAGCAGACGGTACACACCCTGCTACTGCAATCACTGCGGGTTCGACGACAACTACTTTATATCAACGTAATAATGATGCTGATTACTCTGGTCTAAATTATCAACGTCCTATAGGTTATAACACATCTGGTAATGTAGGTTTCCATGAGATGACCGACTCGGACATGGACACACTTGCTACTCGTCTAAATTCTCGTATTGCAACTTCTGACTATCCAGGTTCATATAGATTAGGTTCTACTGCTCCTTCTGGAGAATATGCAAGTGCGGTTAGTAATGTATTCTCTGATACACTAGGTAACGGCAACACAGTAAACTACAACATATATCAACGTCAATCAATGACTGCGCCTACACAACTATTGCCAATGGGCGTAAAGTATAGTGGCGAAAACTATGATGGACTTCAAGAACTTCCAGTAAATAAAATCACATACACATTGGGGCAACATTGCAAAACGTTGCGTGGTAAGTCTGGTGCAATTGGTTCTTATCAATTACGTTCTTCAACACAAGGTGCGCCTACAGATCCAGGCGTTTGGGCGGCAAGAGGTGTTGCAACAAATACACGTCGCACAACTTCAGAGGTATCTTATACTCGTACTCGCACATCTTCTTATTCAAGAGATAGAGTATCAGCATATATCACCAATCGTAATTCTGCATACACCCGAAACTCGACAGATACATTTACACGTGACTTCGCTGGTAACTATACTGGTAACTTCACTCGTGACTTTATTGGTAATTACAGTCGCGACTTTGTGGGAGAATTTGCGGGTAACTTTATTGGTGAATACACAAGAACACGTAACAGTAACTACACTAGAAACAGTACATCTACTTTTACGCGTGACTTTATTGGTGACTATGCAAGACTTCGTACATCTTCTTACACACGTAATTCTGTAAGAGACTTTGTAGGAAACTTCATAGGCGATTTTACTCGCACACGTATTTCATCATATACTCGTAACTCTACGCTTGACCGTAGTAGTACATATTCTAGATTACGTACATCTACATATACAACAGTTTTTGCGGGCAACTATATTGGTAACTTTATAGGTAATTATGCTCGTCTGCGTACTTCAACATACACCCGTCTATCAGCACGTGCACGTTTCTCTGCTTATACTCGTACACGTAATTCTAATTACACTCGTACCCGTAGTTCAAATTATATTGGAGATTACATAGGAGATTATGCTAGAACACGTGTTTCAAATTATACTCGTCTATCAGCACGTGCACGTTTCTCTGCTTATAGTCGTGCAAGATATTCTACCTACACACGTGATAGAAATACAATATTTACGGGTGACTTTGTAGGTAACTATTCAAGACTAAGAATTAGTTCGTATTCACGTAACCGTGTTTCTACATATGCAGGTGATTATGTAGGTAACTATTCAAGACTAAGAATTAGTTCATACGCAAGAGACCGAGTTACAAACTTTACAGGCGACTTTATAGGTAACTATACTCGTGGTCGTGTATCATCATACACACGTGATAAGACTGTAGTTTATACAGGTAACTTTACTGGTAATTATAATCGTACATTCACTGGTAACTATTCTCGTTCTTTCATTGGTAACTACTCACGCGCATTCGCTGGTGATTTCGTTGGTAACTATGCTCGTACATCTACTCGTGATAGTACTCGTACTCGTAGTTCTGCATATGCTCGTACATCAACACGTGATTCTATGGTCTCTTACACACGTGATAGATTTCAAGGATATACGGGTAACTTTGCCGGTAACTATTCTAGATTGTTTACTGGTGACTATACTGGTAACTATGCTCGTGCATTCGCTGGTGATTTCGTTGGTAACTATGCTCGTGGTTTTGCTGGTGATTATGTCGGTAACTATTCAAGAACGTTTGTCGGCAACTATACAGGCGATTTCACTGGTAACTATGCTCGTGCATTCGCTGGTAACTATACAGGCAACTATGCTCGTGGATTCGTAGGTAACTATGGTCGTACTCGTTATAGTGCTTATGCTCGTAATAGTACACGTGTATCAACTCGTACATTGAACTACCAAAGAACAAGTACACGTACATCAACACGTACACTTGATTATCAAAGAACATCTACTCGTACATCAACACGTACTGACGGTTATGCTCGTACTGGTTATTATACAGGAGACTTTGTTGGTAACTATACTCGTATCAGAACCGCAACTGGTAACTATACTCGCACAAGAACAGCAACTGGTACTTACACACGTACAAGAACAGCAACTGGTACTTACACACGTATTAGAACCGCAACTGGTAACTATACTCGTAACTCAACACGTACATCAACTCGTACATTGAACTATCAAAGAACAAGAACTGCAACTGGTTACTATACTCGTACAAGTACAGGGACTGGTTACTATTCTCGTATTTTATATTATTCACGTGTAATTTCATATAGTCGTACGACTGGAACCTTTGCTGGAGATTATGTAGGTTGGAACGACCAATTAGATGCTTCACCTGATTCTCCTATTGTTGATATTGAATGGCAAGTTCAATTATATGAAGATGGAAGTGCGACTATTATTTTATATTGGATAGAAGGTTCTTCTTATCCTTTTGACGTATATGAAAACGAATACTTTAACTATAGCACCCATTCGGCCGCACTGGCAGTAACACAATTAACAATGAATGGTGTGAATTATAGAAGAGGATCGTTTGATGGTTCATATTTTGATGGTTATGACACTTATAATTATTATAATATGGGACGAGAAACAACCTATGTAGGAAATTATATAGGTAATGCAAACTATTCACGTGTTGTTGGTTATTCACGTGTTAATAGTTATGCGCGTACATTGTATTATACTGGTGACTATACACGTACATTATACTACGTAGGAGACTATACTCGTACAGGTTATTATACTGGCGATTTCACTGGTGACTACACTCGTACATTGTATTATACTGGTAACTATACAAGAACATTGTATTACGCTGGTAACTATACACGTACATTATACTACGTAGGAGACTATACGCGTACATTGTATTATACTGGTGACTATGCAAGAACAAGCACACGTACATCTACACGTACTTTGTATTATACTCGTACAAATTACTTTGCTGGTAACTTCGTCGGTAACTATACTCGTACTGGATATTATGGCGGTAATTACGTAGGCGACTATACTCGTACAGGTTATTATACTGGCGATTTCACTGGTAACTATGCTCGTGCATTCGCAGGTAACTACTCAAGAACTCGTAATAGTGCATATGCAAGAACTTCAACACGTACTCGTTACAGTGCTTATGCTCGTAATAGTACACGTAGTTCTGTTCGTAACCGTGTAAGTGCATACGCAAGAACTTCAACACGTACTCGTTACAGTGCATACGCAAGAACTTCAACAAGAAGTAGATACTCTGCATATTCTGCGGTATACAGTCGTGCACGTTATAGCGCATATAGTCGTATATCGACTCGTGACAGTATTGTGACTAGTTCAATGGACGCCACTGGCGACTTGACATATGAGTTATATAACTGGAGTGGCGGTCATCCAACCACAGAACATGGTATGGATGATATGATTCAAAACGCTTCACTTGTTTCTACTGGCGCTCATACAGGTCCTCTTTCTTGGGGTAGTGGTGCCCAAACTTGGACAATGCCGACTACTGGAATTGTATCGGGAACTGTAACAGGTTATCCTTCTTATGCGACATTAACATCATATTATGCTATAGTATACAAAGGTTGGATATACGCACCTTCAACAGGTACTTACGAATTTAGTTGTGATGGCGATGATGCAATGGACGTCAAAGTGAATGGTACTATCGTTGCGTCTTGGTATGGTGGTCATGGATTTGGGTCTTATGGTTCTCGTACTGATGGTTCTATATCGTTAACGCAAGGTTGGCATTCATTTGAAGCAAGATTCGAAGAACAAGGTGGCGGTGACGGTATCGCAGTTGGTTGGTTGAAACCAGGCGGATCTTGGGAGATTATTCCTGCCGCTAACTTCGAACCTTTAACTGGAACTACTTACTCAGACCAGTCTAACCTTCTTGCAACTTATTTTCCTGAATGGACAGTGGGTACTGGTTCTGCAACTAATTATGGTCAGAATGGTGACGGTAACAAACGTATCGTAGGTCAAAGTCCGAAAGGGACAGATATCATCTGGGAAACGTCTAATCAAGATGCAACATCAAATGCTGATGGTGGTTGGAACACATCAAACTTCCCAGTAGATGCGACACAGATTCACCGTTTCTCAGTTTGGGTAAAACGTCCAGTCAAAGGTAATGGTCACTTCTACTTTGGTTACTATGCTAAGAATTCAAGCGGAACTAATCTAAGCGGAAACTATTATTCTGAAGTTAACGTTAACTGGAATGACTGGCCTTACTCTAATGCGGATCGTGATAATTGGTATCTTGTAGTATTCTATGCAGGACCTTCGGGTTATACAGTACCGTCAGACTCTGGTGTTTATAACATTGCGGGAGAGAATATTCATAGTGTAGGTAACACCACATGGCCAGCAGGAACAACACAAGCAAACCACAGAACATACTTGTACTACTCGACTGATACTGCTACTGTTCAACAGTGGTGGGAACCTCGTGTAGATGATATGTCTCATCCGCTTGCTCCTAGTGTTACAGACTTAATCGGATTGTCTGGTAATTATACTCGTACATTCGCAGGTAACTTTACTGGTGATTATGCTAGAAACTTTGCCGGTAATTACATAGGCGACTTTGTTGGTGAATATACACGTACTTCAACACGTACTCGATACAGCGCATATGCTCGTACACGTAATAGTTCATATTCACGAAATCGTGTAAGTGCATACGCAAGAACTCGTGTGACTGATTATACTGGTAACTTTATAGGAAACTATAACAGAACATTTACTGGTAATTATTCACGTAACAGTACCGCAGTATTTGCGGGTAACTTCATTGGCAACTATACTCGTGGATTCTCAGGTCAATATGCTCGTCTATCCACACGTACTTCAAGTCAAACCTTTGTTGGTGAATACACTCGTGGATTCTCAGGACAATATTCACGTACTCGTATTACTGATTACACAGGTAACTTCATAGGCAATTACAGCAGATTATTTACTGGCGACTATACACGCTTATTCGCTGGTGATTACATTGGTAACTATGCTCGTAACTTTGTTGGTGAATATACACGTAACTCAGTAAGAACATCGGTAAGAAACTTTACTGGCGATTATACAAGAAACTTTGCGGGCAACTATACACGCTTATTCGCTGGTGATTACATTGGTAACTATTCTCGTAACTTTATTGGTGAATACTCAAGAGATAGACAGACCGACTTTGTAGGTGAATACACAGGTAACTTCAGTAGAGATTTCATTGGTAATTACTCAAGAGCATTTACAGGTGATTTTACTGGTAACTATGTTCGTAACTTTATCGGTAACTATACACGTGATAGATTACAAACATTTGTAGGCGACTTCACTGGTAACTATACAAGAGATTTCATAGGCGAATATTCACGTCTTCGTACATCTAACTATATCGGTGACTTTACTGGTGATTACACAAGAGACTTTGTAGGCAACTATTCTCGTATCTCAGTAAGAACCTCAGTGCGTACAAGGGTATCAGCATTCACACGTACTCGTGCCTCTGCTTATACTCAAGACTTTACACGTGACAGAACTTCAAGTTATATCGGAGACTTCACAGGTAACTACTCAAGAACATTCGTAGGTAATTACTCACGTTCGTTCATTGGGAACTATCAACGTAACTTTATCGGTAACTATACAGGTACAACAATCGACAGTGGCACAGAGATAATAGAAACATATACACTTTATGTAAGAACTTCTTGATTTACGTCAATTAGTGTGTTATACTTTTAGATAAATTATTACTATATAATACTATTAAAACCAAAGAGGAAATGAAATGAGTTTTAGACGATGGATGGATAATGCATTCTGGGAAGAGAATTCTGACAAACAGAAACTTAACTGTATTCTTGAGATGCGTGATGATGCTGACCGAGAAACACGTCAGGTATTCTTACTGAATAAACTAAACAAAGATGGTAGTGACAATGAGATGTTCGTTGAGGTTGTAGAAACTCTTGGCGAAGAACTCATTGAACGGAATACCGAAGAACGTAAAGTTCGCAAAGAGAATGAGAAAGCAGAGAAGAAGCAACGTGACGAAGAACATGCTCGTGCACGTAAACTTGAAGAACTGTTTAACTATAAGATGGAAATCTTTGAAACCGAAGAAATTAAAAACTCTAAGAATCGTAAATTGAAAGCAAAGATTCGACGTGCTAAGTCTAAAGTCGAAGTTAATCTTTGGGCAATGAAATTACTTGAAAGTGAATTAGAGGTAGCGGAAAGTGGAAAAGAGTAAAGGTTATGTAATCGTTGCGTCTAATAAGATTAACTTCTATAAGTACGCAGTGAATCTTGCAGAATCTATTCTTGACTATAACGAAGACGCAAAGATTACTTTGTTTTGTGAAGAGTGGATGTTTGAAGAAATCCATCGTGACTTGTTTGATAATGTAGAATGGTGTAGTAATCACTATCGTGCTAAACTAGATGGTATGGCACGTTCACCATATGACTTGACATTCTATCTTGATGCAGATATGGAAGTTGAGCACGAAGATATCGCAACAGTCTTTGATGAGTTCAATGGTTATGATATTCTATTCACTGAATTGACAGATGACCGAGACTACATCTATGCAGAACGAGACTTTGATACTCCCGAAGGTTCTGCTAAGTTCACTCTTTGTGGTGGTGTTTGTCTATATGACATGACAGTACCTATTGTACGTGAATTCATGGATGACTGGTGGGACTTAACTCGACGACAGATGGATCATGAATGGTGGCCAGATGGTTATGCAGAATCTCTTCGTTCATGGGATCAGTTCTCACTTTGGTGGTTAACTGAAAAGACCCCTAAATACAAAGACTTGAAGTTGGGTATCTTTGAAGATGACTTACGTTGGAACTACTATAATGCTTTCAACTGGGCGATTACTCAACCTGAAGGTGAAGTTGTAGTACGACACTACTCTTGTGGTTTAGATAAAGACGGACATATTATATGAGTTATATGCAAAATGTGCCTATTAAGAATAGGGAATTACTTGAAAGACTTGATGCGATAAAAGATATTCACTTAGAAGAAAACTTTCAAAAGTACTTTCACTTGCAATGTAAACAAGATGCAAGTAATCGTCATTGGTGGGTAGGTGATAAATATCGTGACGAGATTATCAATCAAGGTACTCAACATGAAGGGTTTCCTGATTCCATGTATGGTTATGAAATATCGACTCATCGTGAAGGTCATGAGTTCTTTGAACGTGATGCACCGCCTACATATCGTCGTGAAATGACAGAACGTATTGCAGAAGTATCGAATGACTTGATTAGTTGGTTGGGTGTTAGACACAATGCGTTGACCGCAATATATCCTCCAGGCGGGTTCATCTCTTGGCACAATAATGCAAATGCACCTGCTTACAATCTAATCTTCTCATGGAGTGAGAATGGTAATGGTTGGTTCAAGTATGTTGATCCTGTTACAAAAGAAACAGTCACTATGCAAGACGAACCAGGTTGGCAATGTAAAGCGGCATACTTCGGTCACTATGATGAACCTGAACGTTTGTTCTATCATGCGGCAAGTTCTGATTGCTGGAGATGTACAGTATCATTCACACTAGATACAAGTACACTATCAGAAGAAATTCGTGAAGACTTACTAGAAGAAATATCTTCAGAAGAGTAGATTTCTAGTTTCAAAAACATATAAATAAAACCAAAGAGTTTTAAATTTATTTGTTGGGAACTGGAATGGCAGACTACGAAGATTTTACAATTGACCAAGGCGCAGATGTAGCACTCGAATTACACTTACAAGAAAGTAATGGTAATACGAAAGACTTGTCTGCGCATTCTGCGACCGCTACAATGAAACGCAGTTACAATTCAGTAGACAGTGATGAAATAATTTCTTTCACAACTGCTGTTGCTGATCCACCTACAGATGGAATACTCATTCTATCTCTTACAAATGAACAGACAGACACACTTAATCCACGAAATCGATACGTGTATGACGTAGAGTTATCTTTTATAGATATCGACGGCAATACTATTATCGAACGTATACTTGAGGGTAAGATAAAAGTCTCGCCTTCGGTCACGAGGTAATATATGGCAGTTACGGTATCGCTTCGAGGTAATACGAAAGTAAAACGTGTTGTTGTTGGTAAACCAGTTCGTCGTGTTAATACGGCAACTGCTAACATCGACAATATTTCTGGCGTTGATACTAGGAGTAAAGAAAATGGTTCAGTACTTGTTTATAATTCAACAAGTCAGAATTTTGAAGCAACAAAAACTTTAGAAGAACAAGACATTAACGGAGGCCAATACTAATGGCATCAATAATTAGAATTAAACGCTCGGGAACATCGGGTGATCCGAGTACGCTAGGTCAAGGTGAATTAGCATATTCATACTTAGCAGATAATGGTTCGAATGGTGGTGATAGACTATACATTGGTACTGGTACTGAAATTGCAGGGAATGCAGTAAACCACGAAGTCATTGGTGGTAAGTTCTTTACTCAAATGCTCGACCACGCAAAAGGTACACTGACCCCGAACAGTGCTATCATAGTCGATGCTGACAGTAAAATCGACCAATTGATAGTTGACGATATTACTCTTGATGGAAGCACCATTGGAGTAACAGGTTCATTAACACTTGACTTACAAGGTAATAACTTAGATGTAGGTGGCGGTAATGTAGAAAACGTTGCTAATCCTACCGCAGATGACCATGCAGTAAACAAAAGTTATGCTGATGCACTTGCAAGTTTCTTTAGTGTAACGGTTGGTACTGATGACGGTACATTCTCTTATCTTCCTGCAAGTGAATTTGTCACATATGCTGGTGGTACTGGTCTTACTAGTGTAAAAGATAGTGATGCACATATAGTCACGTATAATCTAGACGATACTTCTGTTACTGCGGGATCATATGGTTCTACTACACAGATTCCTACATTCACTGTAGATGACCAAGGTCGTTTAACTGCCGCAAGTCAAGTATCTGTTGCAACTAACCTTACTGTTAACCAGAATGCAATATCTTTGCTTGATTCAGATTTAACATTCAGTGCAACTGGTAACGGTCTTACATTAACTATCGACTCAGACACTAACGTTGTTGACTATGCAATTGCAGATGCCACAGCATCTCAGAAAGGCGTTGCATCTTTCAGAGATTCTGACTTTAGTATTGTAAGTGGTCATATATCTCTTGCAGACCAGATTCCTGAACAGTTCACTACAGATAGTGGTACTGCTATTCCTACAGGTCATAATCTTAATATCTTAGGTTCTGCGATACAAGGTCTTGATGTTACTGCTTCTGGTTCTACTGTTACTGTTACTCCAAGAACAGCAACTTACACTCAGTTAGGTACTGCTAAATTTGCGGCAACAGACTTCCAATTAAATACTGGTGAAGTATCGATTGACTCAGACTTCATTCGTCAGATTACTACAGATGATGGTCAGGTTCCAATTACTGGACATGCAGTATCTATCTTAGGTGGCGAAGGTATTAATGTCACTCATTCAGGAACCAACATTAGTGTTGCAGGCGAAGAAGCAACTGCTAATAATCTGGGTGTTGCATCGTTCCAAGATACTGACTTTGATATTTCTAACGGTCACATATCACTTAAAGCAGGTTCTGTTGCAAACGCAGACTTAGTAAATGATTCAATTACTATTGGTGATACAGAAGTAGAACTTGGTGCGACAATCACTGACTTAACTGGTCTGACTGGTGCTACTGTAGATAATATTCGTATTGACGGAAACAAGATTTCTACAGACACTTCTACTGAAGTATTAGTATTAGATCCTAAGAGCGGTGACTCAAATGGTGGTCAAGTTCTTGTACTAGGTGACTTAGTAGTTCAAGGTACACAGACAATCATTAACTCGACTACTATGTCGGTGAATGACTTGAATCTTGTTCTTGCTGATAGTGCCGCTGATGCTACTGCCGCGAATGGCGCAGGTATCACAATCAATGGTGCCGATGCAACATTTACATATACTGTTGCTGGTGACCAGTTTAACTCAAACAAGAATCTTGATGTACCTAACTTATTAATTAACGGTACTGAAATCAACGAACATATTGAAGACCATTTAGGTAATAACTTCTTTGCAGTTGGTGAAGGTCTTGATATCACATACGGTTCTTCACAAGATTCTGATAATACAATTATCTTCTCTGCTGAACTTGCAACTGTTAATAATAACGGTGTCGCATCTTTTGATTCTGACCAGTTCGGTGTTACTTCAGGTCTAGTTACTGTAGAATCCCTTGATGGCGGAACATACTAAATAGTACATAATACGCGCCCATCTTTATGGGCGTTTTACCCAATATTGGAACGAGGTTGATAAATGTCTACGAATATTAGACTGAAGCGTAGTTCGGTTAAGGGCAAATCGCCCACTACATCGAATCTGGATTTAGGCGAAATCGCCATCAATACAAATGATGGTCGTCTTTTTTTCAAAACAACAGATAGTGCATCCACAAGTGCAATTCAAACACTAAGAGAAATCACAGCAGGTACAGGTGTTACTGTATCGCAAGGTGAAGTCTCTATTACTAATAGTGGTGTCACTGCTGATACTTACGGTTC